TCGAGAACCACGTAGTCCACATCCATAGCTTTAGCCATATAGCGGATGTGTCCCAGCAGGTTGTCACTGTCGAGGGAACCCCAGTGGTCGTAGAGGTAGAAGCGACCAGAGCCTACAGTCTTCTTGTAAGCCTCGTTGTATTTCTCATCAGGAGTAAAGGGCTCTAGGTGTAGAGGCTTTGACATCTCCAGACCAATGATACCGTTGGCTGTACGCTCGATGGATTCCTCAAGGGCTATGTAACCCAGCTTACGGTCAGTAGTCTTGAGGATGTGTAAGGCAATCTCTTTACATACAGCAGATTTACCGATGCCTGAGCCAGCACAGAACGTAACAATCTCACCTTTACGGAGTCCGTGTGTAAGAGCGTTAAGGCCGTGATAAGGGTAAGGGATGTTGTCATTCTCTTTAGGTACAGTGAGGCGCTCATAAAGCTCGGAGCCATCTACAATGTCATCAGGACGCCATACCTTAGCGTTCCAGAAAGCTTGGATTACTTCTTCACCTTTGTTGGCTAGAAGCATCTCGTTCGGGTCTTTCATAGACAACCGAGCAATCTTGCAAGTACCAGCGGGAAGGATGTGGGCCACACTCTCAGCAGCTTCACGACCAGCTTTGTCTTCATCAAACATAACGATGACTTCCTCCCAAGTGGAGAGCCATTCAAGTTGCTTCTTGAAGATAGTCTTAGCTGACTGAGCGCCACTCGGTAGGGATACTACAGGCCACTTGTTTCCTTGGAGTTGGCTAACAGTAAGGCAATCAATCTCGCCTTCAGTAATGACCAGCTTCTTACCGCCATTCGGCCACAAGTTTTGACCGAAGAAATAAGCAGGGCTCCCATTACAGTGGAAGCTCTTGTCTGCGAAGCGATACTTCTGGGCGACCTGTGTGCCATCAAGGTTGCGGTAGTTAGCTACGTGGCAGGGTTTACCGTTAAGTTCCCCGATTTGATAACCATATTTTACGCACGTGTCCTTGTGAATACCACGTGGTGTGATGTCCATGAATTTTCCGTTTACGAATCCTAGTGGTGATACTTGTGTTTCCATTTTTGTGTGTGTGTTTGTGTTTTGTTTGTTTCTGTTAGGCGTGAAAATACCGCAAGCATAACACTTGGTACTGCCATCAGAATTGTGTGTGAGTGCGTCACTGCTTCCGCAGTCATCGCAAGGTTGGTGTGTGGCTACTGCCTCTAGATCGTCCATTTGTGTGGGAGCTTTTTCTCGCACCACAGGAACCCGTGTTTGTCGCACCAGTCCCCGTAGGTGGTCTTGCTCTTCTTGCTTAGTGTGTTTGATGCTCGTTGAAATACAAAGCGAATGTCGAGGTCTGGATTTGCTTCCCTGACTCTCAAATGTTTGGTTCGGTCTGCCGCTATCCAATATCCCTTTACCTCCAAAATAATACCATTGTCCAAAACGAAGTCAGGTGTGTACTTACACTCCCTCGTGTAATTAAGTTTCATCGACTCGTAAGAGTGGGTAACCCCCGCCGCATTTAAGGCGGAGGCTACGGTCTCTTCGAACTTCGAACGAAACTTGCTAGAACGGCGCGTTGGACGTTTCCGCTTCATCTGCTACAGCAAAGGCTTCGTTGAGAGATTCACCGCTACCTACGTAGCCGTCTGCTTCAGCACCAAAGCCGAAGGAGCCATCGCCGCCACCACCGTACTCAACTAGGTCGAGGACTTGTACGGCACGTAGTCGGAGGGTGTAGCCAAAGCCTTGGCTTGGAACGAACCAAGTGTTGACTTCAACTGCCATCTTGAGGATAGAACCGCTGCCAATCTTAGGCATAGCAATCTTCTTTCCTTGGCTGTCTACTGCTGCGATAGTGAACTCAAGAGTCCCCTTAGACTTGGTGTGAACCTTAGCCTTTTGCTTGGCGTAGATTTCGTGATCGCCTTCGTCGTTAATACGAAGAGGAGAGGATGCCGCCATACGGATTTTGTCTTTACCTTGGCGGCTGCACTCTTCCTTGTAGGCTTCATCTAGCTTGGGCTTTACGATAGCCTCAAAAGCTTTGAAGTCGCCTTCAGTTACGTGGAGCTTGCACGAGTAGACGCCATCTTCATCAAACTTAGTGTCTGCTGTGTCGATGCGGGGCCATACTGCTTTACCTTTTGGTGTTGTGATTACTTTACTCATGTTGTTTTTCTATTACCTGTTATCGGTGGTTTTTACGTGACAGCCAGCAGAATGCTAACTGAAGAAATATGTACTATTTTTGATTTGGGAGATGTCAGCAGTGCCATATTCTGGCGGCTCTGGAAGCTCTAATCCTGAGGCTTGCTCTAATTGATGTTTCCAATCACGGAGCAGGTCAACACTAAATGTAGAAATAAATACTTCCCTTAGGCTTTTGCTCAAAGCTTCACACCCTGTGGCGTGTGTTCCGTAGCTATCGTGGATAAAAGCGAAGTCGTAGATGCCCTCCTCTTTGTTGGCTTTGATGACTGTCTTGTGGAGAGCAGCCGCATCTAGTGAGTGAACAAAGTTCGGGCTCACACCGTTGCGTTGGCGTACCTTGGAAAGCTTATCGTCGTTCTCACGAAAGCGGATGTGGGTAGCTGTTCCACTAATCCAAGTCTTGATATTCTTACTGGTGAAGTTGAAGTATTCCTGATGCACAGGGAAACCGCTGGGGCTCTTCCAAGACAAAGGAACACCAGCTTTAGTGAGGATGCCAGCGCACTCTTGGAACCACTGCATACATTCCTTTGGTTTCTCTAAGACGCTCTCGATACCTTTCCAGACAGCCTTAGCGAGGACGTGTACTGCTAGGAACTTCTCTTTCTCGTCAAAGGGTCTTGTGCGGCCCTCTCCGTGTATTTGGTCATCGTACCAGTCCGAGATATACAAGCGATTGCTGTATTCAGTTAGTCCATACGAGTAACACATCACGGGGCGCTTGGTTGTCTTACGGTCTATGCCAAAGTTCACCCAAGCATTCGAGATAGCATCCCCGTTGTCTGCCTGTGCTCTTAGAATTACCTCTGCTTGTTTTGCGACCACCCCGTAGATGTCTGCTGGGGAGTCCGTAGGCAGGACATTGGTAGCAGTCATCCCGTAGGGGTCACGGGTAAGCATAGAGAGAATCTGGAGTCCGTTATTGGTGGCATCCATATTCACAGGGAGGTATGTGTCTAGCTTACCCGTGTTCTGTAGAGTGGCCCATTCAAAGCACCACGCAAGGAATTGCCAAGGGTCACCCGCTTCTGTCCATAGTAACTCTTTGGTAGGGTTAGCTGCGATGCGGATGGCGTCCTTGGAAAAGTTCTCAGCCCACTCAGCGCGTTGGTCGAGTGTGACTTTATCGTAGCCCCAAGTATTAGCGCCTTGGATGGCTAACCACTTGCGGTCTGTATCTGTTTTAATTCTTTGGGGGCGAGCGAACTGAAGCAACCCTCGGCACATATCAGGGCCTTGGATACCTAGGAAGGCAGGGATGTTATACACCCGTCCTCGGAAGTCGCAGTGCGTAGGGTAAAAGAAACGACTCCCCATAAGCTTATCGGCTAGGTAAAGCACCTTGGCTACCAACAGACGCCTAGAGCGTGTCCCCATGTTACGCTTGTGAACACCTGAGGCCATTGTACGCCACTGGAGGTTTGCTATCTTGTTATCTTGGAAGTCATCAGGGATGTCAGGCATCACCTCATCATCACGACTAGGAAGACCACCGACTTTAACAGAGTTTTTCCAAGCCCATTGCATAGTCTGGAGGACTTCTTCGTTCACCTTCCACGGTGTCTGTTGGATGAGGTTACAGGCTTCCATAGGCTCGGTAATCTTTCCTTCGACACCTCGGAGGTAATCCATATTGGTGGTCTTGATAAAAGGGAGCTTAGGGAGGGCTGTGTCATCAAGACGGTAGCCACCTTCCCAGACGCTCTTCCATTCCCTCGGTGTGTCCACTGTAGGGAGCCAGAAAGGGCTTATGATTTCCTTGTGATAGTTGAACTCCTCAATCCACTTGAGAGTCTCTGGAGAGGCTGTGACGTACCTTGTAGGGTTCCTGCGTCCTGTGTCTGTGATTAGACGATACTCAATGATACCTGTGACGTCTCGGAGAAGTTCTACAAGGTTAAGTCCTGAGGTTGCTATGTCTCGGCGTGTCCAAGAAGGTAGCTCTTCCATCAAACCTTTCTCTACCTCGTGCTTCATACTTAGACGGATGTGGTTCTTGGTAGCTACCCATCCGCTCTTGCGAGTGGCTCCTAGTACGATGCCTTCACCCTTTGGGTTGTTGCGCACAAGGAACTCGGAGCGCCTCTGGTAGTCGATAACGTTGCCCACCTTGGTACACATGGCAGTCATCTTAGAGTTCTGAGTGAGCTGGTCTAAGACAGTACGGATAACAAGGAACCCCAACTTTTCTGAGGGGATTTCTAGCAGGTCTATCTGCCACTGAGGTTTGTTCTTAGTAGGAACCCACTTCGCCTTGAGGTCGTCCAAAGCTTTGATGTAAGATGGGAGAGCTCCACGGATGAGTCGTTGACCATAGGAGGTCTCTGATTCCATCCCACGAGCACGAGCACCCTCTACCTTGTTACGGTAGCGCCCTACGCCCACGGTGGTCATATCGTTGTTAAGTTCTGTTTGTGTCAGTGTGTCCATAGTCGAAAGAATTGTCAGTGATTTGTCACCGAGGCAATAAATAGATTGATAATAAAACGGATAAGTGATTGTTCTAAAATGCTTACTTTACAGTCATTTAACAACGTGCGGTGACAAAAAAGGCATTGGGTATGTCATAGGGAAAAGCCTAACTTTATTTATAACGTTGTCAACGCATTGATATCTAACATAATTCACAGAACATTGTCATCACGTACTTGCCTTTGTTTTAGCTATTTTGACAATGTTTGTCACTGATTTGTCACTGCACATAGCGTTTACAGAGGGCAGCAGGAGGTGCGTTTGAGTATTTGTAGCCCCCTTGCTGCCAATAGTAAACGAATCAGTGCGAGGCTAACTCATGCAGTGCTTCTGTTTGGCGTTGGCTGTAACAAACAACTCGAAGTCTCTGTTGAAGACAGCTCGGTGTGTAACCTGTAGCCACTGACCGATGTTCTGAGGTTTGGTGTTACGGTTTTGTCCGTTGATACCCGCTCGTGCTAGCCTAGTCTTAATTAACTGCTTAGCTTCAGGGTCAAGTGGTTTAGCTCCATCGTTAAGGTGGTGCATGTGTTCGTTCTTTGTGTATTTCTTAGTCATAATGTATATCGGTGTATATTGTTGTATAATATGTGCGCCCTACTGGGCTGTGTTGATTGTTGTTTTAAAAAAAAAGTCCCCAGCGGTGATCAGATCCACTGCTCTCTGTTGATTCAGATGAGTAACGTCACTTGCTTTTAGGCACACCGCAGTTCTTCGCAGCGTGATCAAGGAGAGGATAGGGAAAGGCGTTTTGATATGTTTGTAGAATTAGAAAATGTGTGCGCCCTATTGGGCTTTATGTCTCGGTACTTTTGTATTTGCGTCATCCATCTTCACCGCTAACTCCAGCACCATACGTTCACTCCAGCCAGCGAATGGTCCACGCATGAATACTTGGGTGAGGTCATCGGGGTCGTACCCCTTGTACTTTTCGAGGGTAAGCTCAATCCAGTAGTCAGTGGCTAGTTGCCACTCATCTTGTTGTTCTTCGTATCTGTTCATAATGT